GAGTTGATAGAGACCGTAAAGGAATCTACCCCTGAGTGTTTCTGGGACGCACACGACTGAAGGAACGGGGATTAAAAACCCTAACTTCAGGAGACTGACAAATGAACACGCTTACAATCATCAAAAAGCAAATCGAAAAGCAGGCAGCACTTCACAACGCACAGATTNCCCACACTTCATATCGTGGTGTTGAGTATAATACACGTTGTGTAGAATCCATGGAAACTCATGGAACATTCTGCTACCGTGGTCGTACTTATAGCAAGTAAGATCAAATAGATTTGAGTTTCAATGAGGGGTTTACACCCCTCATTTTTTATGTTACAATAGTAAGACATTNTTCATATTTACATGGATGACTGGCGCTACTCTGATGAAAGAATGATTCTCAGATCTGAAGCATTTCTAGCTTTGAGTAAAGAATACTTTAAGTTGAAGACTTCTAAGTACATGTACGAATTTTGTCATGACTGGGTTAGTCAAGGTAACAAAACTGTAGAAGGCATTGAGAATGCATTTCTAAAAAGTTTGAAAAATCAAGGTATTCAATTATGAGATACAAAGAAACAATTAAGTTGTGCAAGAAAACTTTGAAACTTGCAAAACAGCATCCAATGAGGTATACTGATGCTGAGATTCTTTACCTAACCAAAGCACTTTCTGCTGCTAGGGATGGCCTCAATAAAAAACGTGCAATGAAGAGCAAAGGATTTAAAAATGACGGAATCGATTGGGTCAGTCCGACTAATATCAGTGACTCCCGAAGCGGAGAAAACGATGGGGTACGTAGCGAGGGTGAGCAACCCCAACAACCAGGAGAACCCTAAGGTTGCAGGTTTATTGTCCTATTGCATCAAACACAACCACTGGAGCGTCTTTGAGCAAGCATTCATGACACTTGAAGTGGAAACTACTAGGGGACTGGCAGCTCAAATCCTCCGCCATAGATCATTTACATATCAAGAGTTCTCTCAACGGTATGCAGATTCATCTCTACTATCTGAAACAATTCCTCTTCCTGAACTACGTCGTCAGGACTCAAAGAATCGACAGAACTCTATTGATGACATCGATCCTTTTGTACGTCAAGAATTCCAAATCAAAATGCAAAAACATTTTGAAGAAGGAATGAAACTCTATCAAGAAATGCTTGATAGAAATATTGCAAAAGAGTGTGCTCGCTTTGTGCTCCCTTTGGCGTGTCCCACCAAAATTTACATGACAGGCTCAGTTCGGTCGTGGATCCATTATATCGATTTGCGTTCTGCAAATGGTACACAGAAGGAGCATATGGACATTGCAAAGGAGTGTCAATGTATTTTCGCTGGTCAGTTCCCCATTGTTGCTGAAGCATTGGGTTGGACCAAACATAATAAATAAATTGTGAGGACATCAAAATGGCAACTTACCCTGTAAAAAACAGAGTTACTGGTGAGCAAACGCAAGTCAGTATGAGTATTCACGAATGGGATCAGTGGAAAACTGACAATCCCGATTGGGATAGAGACTGGTCAGACCCCTCTACTTGTCCAATGGCAACAGACGTTGGTGAGTGGAGAGATAAACTAGTCAATAAAAACCCAGGATGGAACGAAGTCCTCAAAAAAGCCTCACAAGCCCCAGGATCCAGAGTAAAAAAGATTTAGTATGCCAAGACGTTCTAGAAAAGATCCACCTGATCTGAGTTCAATGACTGCAAAACAAATGCGTCGTAAGAAACCAATCAACAGTGACATGCTAGTGGGAGTGGAACCACTAACTGAGAATCAAAAACTTCTTTTCAATTCTTATGCTGAAGGGAAGAACATTTATGCTTATGGATGTGCTGGAACAGGTAAAACTTTCATCACACTCTATAATGCTCTAAAAGACGTATTGGATGAAACCACTCCATACGAAAAGATTTACATCGTAAGATCTCTAGTCGCAACTAGAGAGATTGGATTCCTACCTGGAGACCACGAAGATAAATCTGCACTTTACCAGATTCCATACAAAAATATGGTAAAGTATATGTTTGAGATGACATCTGATGCAGACTTTGAGATGCTCTATGGTAACCTCAAGCAGCAAGAAACGATCAGTTTCTGGAGCACGTCATTTATTCGTGGTACTACATTTGATAACTCTATTATCATCGTTGATGAGTGTCAGAACCTGAACTTCCATGAACTAGATTCTATTATTACCCGTGTTGGTGAGAATTCTAAGATCATGTTCTGTGGTGATGCCATCCAGACAGATTTGGTGAAGACCAATGAACGTAATGGTATTCATGACTTCATGAAGATTTTGAAAGTCATGACAGATGAATTTCAACTAGTTGAATTTGGTATTGATGATATTGTCCGTTCTGGACTTGTACGTAATTACATTATTAGTAAAACTGAACTTGGTTTATGATTTTCAACCACATTGATGCACCTTCTTATAACCTAAATAGATTACAGGAAGGTGATGTACGTTATTACGTCACACCAGAAAACAACAAATACCCTTCGATCACCACTGTCACCTCGTTCAAAAATCGTAAGATCTTTGCTGATTGGCGAAAAAGAGTAGGAAACGAGGAAGCCAATCGGAAAACTAATAGATCGACCAGAAGGGGAACTGATACACACCTCCTAATTGAGCATTATCTAAAGAATGAGGGCCTCCCTAAGGTTGGTCCTCTTCCTTCGTTTTTGTTCAAACAAGCAAAACCAATTCTCGACAACATCAATAATATTCACCTTCTGGAAGGTTCTTTGTATAGTGACGAACTATGCCTTGCAGGTCAAGTTGACTGTATTGCTGAGTATAACGGAGAGTTGGCAGTCATTGATTTCAAAACGGCAGAAAAAAAGAAACCCGAGAAGTGGATTGAACACTATTTCGTTCAATGCATGGCATATGGGATGATGTATTTTGAACGCACCAATATTCCTATCAAAAAAGTTGTAATTATTATGACATGTGAAGACGGTGATGTTGCTGTTTATGAAAAATATGATAAAATTACATACATGAAACTATTGAAGGACTACGTAGAGGAATATGTTAATTTCCATAATGGCAAATGAAAAAGATCTAGAAAATCTAATTGAAAAAAAGTTTATGTCACAAGAAAAGTTCAGTAAAGATATTGAACAACTTGTGCATAACGAAAGAGATTTCACTTATATTGACGCAGTGGTTTTCTACTGCGAAGAGAATGAAATTGAAATTGAAAAAGTTTCTAAATTGATTTCTAAACCACTCAAAGAAAAATTGAGATGTGAAGCAATCGACCTTAACTTTTTGAAAAAAACCTCCCGAGCAAAATTGCCACTATGAAAATGACTGGTTTTCAGTGCTTCCAAACCTATCTTGCACTCAAAAACCATTTTTCATCAGGACATTATGATTATTTCAAATACAACGGGAAGACATCAGTAAAAGAAGATTCTTTCAAAATGAGAAAGGATAGATACTTCTTTGAAGCAATGTCTAGAAAGAGGAATGACACTGAAATACGTGAATTCTTTGTTTCTAACTTTATTGCATCTGATGATCCCTCCAAACTTTGGATCCGTTCTATTGTGAAAGATGGTGAAGAGAATTTTATTTCTTGGAGAAAGAGAAATAAAAATCTAACATATAACTTCTCTAATGAAGTAGAAGAAATTTTTGAAACAGGAGTGGATGCAGCACTTACATGTAAGAGGAGCACGCATCCTATTATCCTAAGAAAGTACCTTTCGGGTAAAGTTTGTATTGAAACTTTAGTCATCCTAAACAAAATTTTCAGATTCAAAAAAGACTACGATAAAGTCCTCCAAGATCCCATATGGGAATCGGTCTCTACTAAAATTGAACAGTATGAACCATTTGTACAAGTGGAGATTGGCAAATTCGTACAAATAGTAAAAGGAAAGGTTACATGAGTTTTTTCGACTCAGATATAGTAAAAAACGAAATCAAAGCAGTCATGGAACTGCAACAAGAAATTTATCTGGCATCGGCAAATTATATTCTTTTCTCCCAAGATGAGAAAATTAATCACATTAGTTTGATGCAAAAACTGCTTGATAAGCAAAGAATCCTTCATGCTAGAATCAAACTTAGTGATGATCCCGAGGCAAATCAAATGCTTTCTAAAATGAGAGCAACTGCAAGTGCCCTTGGTATTGATGATAAAGTAAGTTTTGAAGAACTTTTCGATAATATGGATCGAATTATCAAAAGTATGAAGAAACAGGTGGAGATCTCCTAATGGAAGCTCCTGATGAAGAGTGGTGGTGCGAGATGAAAATGGGGATCAGGGAGGCTCGTATGATGTATGACCACATCTGCTACTCCATTGAGATGTGGCCAGGTGCTCCTAGACGCCCCTATGAGGAACAGGAGTACCTTCGCATACTCAAGATGCGCTTCTTCGCTATGATTCAGGAATACAACTTCACCCACCTTGACACCGATAAATAATCATGCTACGATGACCCAGTAGCAACCCACACAACGAATCCTACGAATCCAAATGTCATTTTCAAATCTCAAGAAAAACAACAAATCCATTTTTGCTAAACTCTCTCAAGAACTTGAGAAGTCCCAGAACACACAAAGCGGAGGCGCTGATGAGCGCATCTGGAAACCTGAAATGGACGTGTCTGGTAATGGTTATGCGGTAATTCGTTTTCTCCCTGCCCCTGACGGTGAAGATATTCCTTGGGCAAAACTCTGGAGTCACGCATTCCAAGGTCCTGGTGGTTGGTATATTGAGAACTCTCTCACCACTATGAACCAAAAAGATCCTGTTTCTGAGTATAATCGTGAACTCTGGAACAGTGGTAGTGATAAAGATAAAGAAACTGTTCGTAAGCAGAAGCGTAAACTATCGTATTACGCAAATATCTACGTCGTTCAGGATCCTAAGAATCCTGACAATGAAGGTAAAGTATTCCTTTATAAGTTTGGTAAGAAGATCTTTGATAAGATTACTGAAGCAATGGAACCTGCCTTTGCTGATGAAACTCCACTAAATCCTTTCGACTTCTGGGAAGGTGCTGATTTCAAACTTAAACTTCGTAAACTTGATGGTTACTGGAACTACGACAAGTCTGAGTTTGCTTCTCCCTCCCCTCTGATGGGTGGTGATGATGCCAAACTAGAGACTCTTTGGAAATCTCAGCATTCTCTTGCTGACTTGTCTTCTTCTGATAAGTTCAAGTCCTATGATCAACTCAAGACACGTCTTGATATGGTTCTTGGTAAGAAAAAGCAAGCGACTCGTATTGATGAAGAACTAGAGAATGAAAGTGAAGGTCGTGGATCTTTTACTCCCGAGTTCAACTCCCGTCCTCCCGTACCTCAGGCAATGAAAGAGGAACTCAATTCTATTACTCCTCCAAGCAAGGTTGAAGAAGAGGATCTCGATGAGTCTCTCTCCTATTTTCAACGTTTGGCTGATGCCTGATGGCGAAGGCGCGAGTAAAAATCATTCATCGCGATTGTGATGAATCTAAGGGAGATGACAGGTCTCTCCCTTACACTTCTTACTTAGTTACATATCGGCAAGAGGGACATCTCAAGTATGACATTGCAACTGCTCCCAAAAAGGTAGATGTTTTTGACTATTATTGGGATGAGTATCGTCATGATTTTGTAACTATGAAGCAAACTGAGGGTAGAGTCAATCCTAAACTCTGGAGTCCTCCTAAATAGTTTTGTCGCTCTTTCGTGCGCGACACGCTACAAAAGGAATATCGCGATTTGAGGGGTTTGACCACCCCTCTTTTTTCGTCTATAATAGGGACATGAACACACCAAACTGGCAACACCACTCCAAGAAGGAGCAAAAACGAAAACTCAAACCACAAGCACTCCGACAAGCAAAAGCACGTCGTCAAGCACTCAAGAAGCGTCTCCTAAATGGGGACGCTTCTTTTTATTAATAGTATTTTCTAACGAGATCGATAGCGGTTCTCTTAGTTCTTAGATCTTCCAAATCAGAGTTAGGTTCGTATGAGGTAATCTCCTCAAAGTCTGCAATAAATGCTTGCAGGAACTGTGGTTTGAGAAGATCTATTTCTCTTTTTGCATCATTCAATCTCTCTTCATAATCGTAGTTTGTTACTGCATATGTGTCAGTAGCGAATGTGAGAGTTTTCTTGACGACAGGACTTTGAGAATACATGTATTCATAAGTCCACCCAGATTGAACTATAAGACCTTCTCTTACCACTAGATTGCCTTCAGAATCTGTTATCTGATTAGTTTCGTTATGATGAACAGCATCTGGATTATCGTACTTAGAGTAGACTAATTCTTCCAAAGACTGTTGATCCAATGGCCATTGTTCATAGACATCTGACATGTCATTGATAATCATAATGACCCAATGCAGGTTAGGATCATCATAAATTGTATTTGCTACTTGCTCTGGAGTTTCTCCTTCTGGAATTAGATACTTATAAAATTGCAGAGCAGCACGTCGAGCATTATCGCTCAGTTTATACTTTCTAAAAAGATTTTTGACCTTGACAAAATCACCAGATCCTGCTTTGGTGATTTTTGTAGTATAAAGTAAGTCTGGTAATTTTGAGAAATACATTAGAAACCTGCTCCTGTGGATTCGATAATATCGTCTGCGTAAAGCAGTTTGAGTTCTTTGAATGTAAGTGTTAGCAACGTTGCAACTGGTGAAGTATTAGCATAAGTTGCATATACATTATCTGGCGTGTATTCAACACTCATGTTTTCAAGAACCATGGGTTTGAATTTGTTGAGAAATTCATGATCTTCAGATTTATGCATAAATCTTACTGTGAACGCCATTGGATACTGCACAAATCTTCCGCCAACGCTTTGTGCCCCTCCACCTGAAGACTTGGATGGATGCATTGAAATCTTGAATGCTCTTACAATATCACGAACAATTTGTGTTTCTTTTTCATGTCTAGGACTCATGAGGATTCTAAAGTTTGCAGATCTTTGTCCACCATGACCAGACCAGAACAATTCGATTGTGGTATTGACCCCAACACCTTGAGTCAAACCAAGTAAGTTATTAGTATCAAAACCTGAAACACCAGGAAGACTATTCAATCCACCAGCAAGAACTGAAGCAGCAAATGTTGTTTCTGCACCTTGAAGTGCTTTCTGAATATAAGAAGAGACTTGTTCTGAAGAACCAGTATTGATTGCCATCTTAGTGGCATTGACTGCCATTCTTGCACCTGGAGTCAATGGTAGGGCACCCCAGTTTTGACCATATGATGTGCCAAGATTATTTGGCATGTAGAACATCATAGTACCTAAAGATGGTCCTTGAATACCAGTTTCTCCAGAAAATGCTGGTTGATGTTCATAGATGTCAATCTTCATGTAGTCTGTAGTATCATTTAATAGATCCACAGGGAATCTCAAATCACTAGAACCAAAAATACCTTTCAACGCATCTTTTACTGAATTAGACTTCTCAATCTTTGGTGCTGGAGTCGCTTTAGTTTCTCCCCCTGTGTTTTCTGTAGAAGTGCTTGAGTTATTATTTTTATTAGCATTATCTACACTCAGACTATTTGCAGAGTTACCACCACCAATAGGGACTCCATGAGTTACAGGTTTATTTTCCCTAATTTGATGTGCTCTAGCTCTTTGAGCAGCTTCTTGATACTGGCGATTATAGTTCTCACCCATGGACGCCATCTTACTCATACGTTGTTTCGTATCAATGGCGTCTCTTTTTTCTTGTCTAAGTCTTGCTCTTTCTTGTCCGTTTGGTCTTGATGGCATTGGTTATACTCCGAGTTCGGTTTCAGTCAAAATCTTGAACTTCCATCTTCTATCTAAACAGTATTCTTCTGCAGCTTTCCACTTTGCTTGATTTACTGCATAAGTTTTCACTTCATTGATATATGTCTTGGTTTTTCTTTTCCCTGGTCTGGGTCCGTTCACTTGATACTTTGGTTTGATCTCAATAATGTACTTGTCAATCTTTCCAAGTTTATTTTTCACTTTGATGTAGAAGTCTGGAAAATATCTGTGTCTCCTACTGTCAATAGGAGAGACATATGGGATCACAATCTCTTCGGATCCCCACTCAAGAACACCTACATTTTTATCACACCAAATCATAAACTTTCTTTCCCACAGTGACCTGTAGATAATATTTGTAGGATCGCCTTTGTATTTTTTAGTGTTAGATGGGGAGTATTTTCCTTTGTATGCCAAGATAAATAATGATAACACCCTAAGTATTATTTAGATGATATACGATCAGGTAAAAAAATTATTATCAAAAGGACCTGCATCTACTAATAGATATTCTGCAATTTTCTCTGGGGGAGGAGGTCTTGACCAGCAAGGTGGAAGCGCAACAGGTGGAACACTTGGTTGGGCAAATGGATTGCAGTCAGAACTACGTTTGTTGAACGAACATTCTGATTTATTGATTTCTAGTATTCAATTTCCTGGTAGATCATTTGCTACTGGAGAGATGCGTGGTGATAGAGCACTTGGACTTACAAGAAAGTATATTCACAGTGTCATGTTCAATGAGTTTTCTATGACTTTTACATTGAATGGTACATTAGATGTGCATTATATTTTTACTACATGGTTAGAAAATGCTGCTCCGAGAGTAACTGGTCCTAGTCTTACTAGAAAAGATATAAGAATACAATATTATAATAGTTACGTTGATCCTAAGATCGTTTTGAAAAAAATGGAGAGAACTGGTGAGGTATCATTAGTCACTAATGTTTATAATGCTTTTCCTTTGAATGTCTCTGACCTTAGTTTGTCTGCTTCAGGTAATAACAGTACATTAGAATTTACTGTCAATTTTGCATATGAAACCTTTGAAAATATGTATGGTGGTCAGTCAACTTTACAGAGAGCTGCACCTACTAGTGCTAATGGAATGGGAGCAGATGGAAATGCATGGAGTGATGTAGATCTTGGACTTGATACGGGTTCATACAAATTTGATCCTGGGTACGACATGTTTGATCCAGATAATCAGATTGTAAACAACTGGGATGTTGCATTTGGAGCAGACCAGTCTGAAATTGATTATTCATCAGTGATGCAACTCAAGAACGGTCAATCAAATGATGCAACGAAGAAAATTGTTGCTGAAGAGAAAGCTCTTGCAAACAGAGGTAAGTCTGAGTCACCACAAAGAACTGGTAGTGATAGTTTTGATATAGGTGATGGTGCCACATTTACTATGTTCTAGGTTCTGTGCTATAATAAATACATATACCAGATTATTTTTTTGAATCATCATGCCATTACCCAAGATTACTGCTCCTTCTTATGAAGTGAGTTTGCCATCAAGTGGAAAGACTATCAAGTATAGACCGTTTCTTGTCAAGGAAGAGAAGGTTTTGATGCTGGCATCAGAATCTAATAATCCAAAAGATGTTGCAAACGCAATCAAATCCATCTTATCTGCTTGTATTGTCTCTAGAATCAAAGTTGAAGAACTTGCATCTTTTGACATTGAATATCTTTTCCTGAATGTACGAGCAAAGTCTGTTGGTGAGGTTCTACAAATTACATCACCTCTTCCTTCTGATCCAGACTCTACTGTCAAATTAGAAGTCAACCTTCAAGACGTGGCAGTTCAATTCCCAGAAGGTCATGAAAAAGAGGTTGAAGTCACTGATGATCTTACAGTGGTGATGAAGTATCCAAACATGGATATGTTCATTGATATGAATTTTACTGATAAAGAAGTTGATCCTTTTGATGTAATTGGCAAGTGTATTGATCAGATTATTCAAGGTGATGAAATTTGGGAAGGATCTGAATGTTCTAAGAAAGAACTGACTGAGTTTATTGAGTCAATGACATCAGAGCAGTTTGCAAAGGTCAATAAGTTCTTTGAAACTATGCCTAAACTTGAGCATACGGTTTCTGTTCCCAATCCAGAAACTGGAGAATCGGAAGAAATTACTTTGTCAGGTATTGGCGATTTTTTCGGTTAGCCATGGGGTACATATCCCTCGAAGTATATTATGAAACCAATTTCGCAATGATGCATCACCATAAGTGGTCTCTAACTGAGATTGAAAACATGATACCTTGGGAAAGGGATGTGTACGCTTCCATGCTTTCCGAACATTTGAAAGAACAACAAAGACAAATGGAACAACAGAAAGGATTCTAAATGGCTAATACCATCGATGTCAAAGGTGCGATTGTAAATATCACACCAACAAAAGCTGTAAAATTTGATAAGATGATGGGGTCTACTGGCGGTGCTGGTGGACAAGGTAAGTCAGCTAAATTCTCTGATAAGGGAGAATACAAGAATCTCGGTAAGTTTGTTGTCCTCATGGGGCAAAGTTTGAAGAAGATGAATGTGAATCTTCTTCAAACTAAGAAAGAAATCACAGGTCTCAGAAAAGAGAATGGTGAGAAACTAACTGCGATTGCAACTGCGATTGGTGCTCAGAGAGCAGAACTAAAATCGTTTGCAAAGTCACAGAAGAAAGCAAATAAGACACTCAAGGATCTTGCAGGTAAGGTAGGAACTTCTTTAGAGTTAGATAAGATCCGAAATAAAGGTGCTCTTGAAGACAGAAAGGAAAGAAGAAGAGATAGAGCAGAAAGAAGAAGAGTAGAAAGAGAAAGTGCCTTAGAAAAAGGTAAAAAAGTAATTGGTGGTATAGGAAGTGGTTTAGGAAAACTTGCTAAGGGTGGTAAGAATTTCCTTCAGACCATCATGGATTTCCTTGGAATCGGGGGATTCATTGCATCTGTTGTAACTGCATTTGCTGGTTATCAGATTCTAAAGAAAGCACTCAACTCCAACTTTGTCAAGAATACTGTCAAAGGGTTCATGGAGGGAATGCAGAACCTGATTGCAGGTATTCAATCAATTCCTGAGGGTGCATTTGACAAGATCGGTAATGCTATCGGTGGCATTGCAAAATTTCTTGGTGGTCAACTAGGTAAAACTATTGAGAGTGTTGGTAAGTTTATTGATGGGATTCCTCAAGAAACTCTTGATAAGTTTGGTAAGTTTTTTGGCAATGTCTTCAAGTTTGTCGGTGCCTTTGTTGGAGATAGATTCAAAGAAATCTTCAACGGTCTAGATAAACTCATTGACAAAGATGGCAATCTGAAGTTTGATTTAGGCGGTATTGTCAATCTGATCACTGGCATTGGTGGTCTTGCTTTAGCATACCGATATATCAAGAACCCAACAAAGATTATTGATGATGTTGGTAAAGTTTTAGGATTCTTTGGTGGACTTGTTGGTCGAGTTGGTGGACGTATTCCTGGTCCTATTGGTAAGGTTTTAGGATCATTTGGTAAACTTGGGTCAAACCCAGGCAACCCAATGTATGTCAAGGTTGTTGGTGGTGGTCTTGGTGGTGGTGGTGGTGCTCTTGGTGGTGGTGCTCTTGGTGGTGGTCTTAATATTCAAAGGTCACTTAGTGCTGCTAGAGGTAGTGGTCTGAACACTGGTGGAAGTAGATTATCGAAGTTTATGCAGGCAGGTAAAAATGCTGGTGTTTTAGCACGTCCTGGTAGTATTATTAATGCTAGTACAGGTAGAGCAACTAGAATGCTTGGGGGTAACAAAGCAATCGATGTTGTAAATAATCTAAAGGGTGCTGATGCTACAAAATTTCTTAGAAAATCAGTTCTATCTGGAAACCTGACAGAAAGGCAGGCACTCAATATTGCTAAGTCTAAGGGTCCTAAATTTCTAAAGAATTTTCGAGGTGTTCTTGCTCAGGGTGGAAATCTTGGTCGTGGTCTTGCTCAACGTGGAGGAGATACTTTATTAGGTGCGAGGCAAGGGTTTGGCAATTTTATGACAGGTCTTGGTCAAAAAGGCATGGGACTTCTGAAAGGTGCTAAAGGTCTTGGAAAGAATATCCTAGCAGGCGCTCTTGCACTACCTGGAAATGCAGCGAACCTTGCAAAAGGTGTTGGACAAAAGGCAATGTCCTTTGGTGGTTCTGCTGTTGGTGGAATCAAAGGATCTCTAAGGTCATTAGGTGAAGGTTTATCAAACCTAAATCCAATGCAAGCACTTGAAAAAATCAAGAGCGGGGTTGGATCAAAGATTGATGAGATTATGAAAGCAGAACCTTTGATTGCTGCAATCAAGAATCTCAAAGATCCTAAAAAGATGAAAGAGATTCTGAAGAATACCTTATCTAGAGCCAAACCTGCATTGAAGGGTATCAAAGATGCTAAGAAAGCAATGGGTCCATTCAAGATTCCTGGACTTGATGCTGCTATTGGTGCATTGACTGCTGCGATTGAGATCTTTGCATTCAAACAACCAGCAGGTAATGCTGCATTGGGTGCTCTTGGTGGTGTTCTTGGATCAGCAGCAGGTACTGCTGTTGGTACTCCTGGTGGTCCTCCTGGAATGTTTATCGGTGCCATGGCAGGTGCAACTCTTGGTGAATTAGCAGGTCGGGCGATTGCAAGAGGATTGGGTAATGTTCTCCCACCTGAAATTGGTGGATTCACTGGTATCAATGGTGCTCCATTGTTCTCTACGGCAGGTCTTTCTGAAAATCCAGAACCAGCAGACGGGGAAGCACCAGTCAAGAAAGCAAGGGGTGGTAAGATCTTTGGCGGTAGACCAACTGGTGATAGCGTTCCTGCTTATCTTGAGCGTGGTGAATATGTCCTCAATAGAAAAGCAGTATCTGCTATTGGACCATCAAATCTAGATGCGATGAACTTTGGAATGTATCCAAGATTCCAAAGTGGTGGTCAAGTATCGAGACAAGAAGGATGGGATAAGTTTACTGAGTGGGGTAAGGAGAAGGGTGCAAAGTATCCTCAACTCGTTAGTGCTCAGTGGGCACTAGAATCTGGATGGGGATCTGCTCTGTCTGGTAAAAATAACTTCTTTGGAATCAAAGCAACCACCAGCGAATCTTCAACCAATCATAGAACTAGAGAAGTTGTCAATGGTAAAGACATTTATATCAATGCTAACTTCAAGAACTTTGAAGCACCTCAAGACGCTGTTGATCACCTTGTGTCTCAGTGGTATAAGAATTATAAGAATTATAAGGGTGTCAACAATGCTGGTAGTCCTAATGAAGCAGCAGCGATGTTGAAACAGCAAGGATACGCTACAGATCCTAGCTATCCTCAGAAACTGATCGAGTTGATGCAATCGAAAGGTGTTAGCAGTGGTCCTGCATATGTCAGTGGAGATGGAAATTCCAAACCTGGATCTGGTGCCGAACCAAACAGAAGTGGTGGTTTCCTGAGCAACCTTGTGGGATTCATGCAGAGGGGTGGTAGAGCTGGCGGTGGTAGAATGCCAGAGGATGGAAAGAAAACTGCAAATACTTCAGGTTCAACGACTCCATCTGCTGGTGACATGAACGCTGAAGGTAACGGTAAAGTCATTGTAAATGCAGCAAAATCAGCTGTAAAAAGAGGGAAGAGAGGATATGCATCTCCTCCATGTGCATCTTGGGTTAGAACAGTTCTCAATGCAACTAAGCATAGTTCTGCGAAGAAATTTACAAAGAAAGCAGACCTTGATCCACAAATTGGACCAGAAAGTGCGTGGGCTCAATCTCTAGAGTCGGCAGCATCTTTTGCTGGATCTGATATGGGTAAAGTGATTAGGTCACAAAGTGCTTTGAAACCTGGAGATATTGTTCTCCATAAAAATACATTTGGTAATTTTGGTGAAGGTGCAATTACTCACGTATCTATTGCTTCAGATAAAAAGGGTAAGATTCTACATCAAAGNACATCTGGTGGAGCACCACATGAGACAAACATGTTCAAATTTGCTGCTGGTATCAGACTCGGTGGCAAAGGATCTGAGGGAGAATTTTCTGATTCTGATACTGGTCCTGGAGGAAGCACACCAGCAGCAGCAACTGCCGAAAATAATTATGGATTCTTGGGACAACAAGACGTAATCGCGAGTGGAGGCATCACAAGTCAAGCAAACATTTCTGCAATGACAAAAGGCATCATGGCATTGGCAGGTGATGTATCTAAATCAGGTGGTGGAGGTATATTTGGTGGTGCCATGGGTGGTGCAATTCAACCAGCTCTATCAACTGGAGGCAATGCTGCTCCAAATCCAGTATCTACAGCACAAGGAACTGCTAACCCTTCAAGTGGCGGCGGTCTCTCCTTGTTCTCTACTTCAACGGTAAATAGAAATAACGAAGCAAAGAGTGAAATGAGGTAACTATGAAAGCATTAGGCGCTGGAGATTACGAACTAATTCTAAAGATCACCAACAAAGACGGTGAAGAACTGCTCATCAGTGGAGACAAACTTGCTGGTCTTGTCTATAGAGAGGGTATTCAATGTCCTACTATTGAATGTGACTTTGCTATAGTTGATACTAATGATGCAAACTATATGGAAAAAATTCTCGTTGGTGAAAAAGTTAGTATAACTTTTAGAACCAAGGAAGGTGCAGATGTGACTGTGAAACTTGTGGTTTATGGTATAATGGCAGGTGGAAGAGAGAATGATAAAGTGGCAAACATTTTCAAATGTATGAGTGAAGAAGCATTCAGGTCACTTTATATTAGAATGGAAAAATTATATAAAGAAAAAACGCCCACAGAGATTATCACAGATATTCTTTCTACATTCGTAGGTTCAAGTAAAGAAGTCAATACTGGAATAGATGCAGAACCTCTTACATTGGCAGCAATGCGTGACAAACCATTTGATTTTATTCAGAGTGTATGTAAGAGATCTATTCCTTCAGAGACAAGTCAAAAAGGAGCAGGTAAAGGAACTGCTGGATATACTTTTTATGAAACATCTGCTGGGTTTCACTTCAAATCCATCGATGAACTTTTGGGTGCAGAAAGTGATGGTGGAGCATATGCCCCCACCACATCTAAAATCAAAGGTGAAAAGGAAGTTGAAACTTTTTATGTAAACGTTGCACCTAACGCTGATGGTACTAGTGATGAAGATGAAACTAGAGTTGTCCAAAACTACTCAGTAAAAGATAACAATGATCTGGAAGATCAACTATATAAAGGAACCCAGGCAAACTTGGTAGGATTTTTCGATCCAAACTCTCTACGATATACAGAAGAAACTTATATTCTAAAGGGTGAAAACTTTGAGGCAATGGGTCACCTTGCCAAGGGAACAGGAGAGAATCCAAACATCGATAATTGGAGAGAAATTCCTTCTAGAATCATGACAAAGGTTTTCAACAATGAGATGTATGAATTGAAATCTGACCGTGCTGAGGAGGAAAAGTACGATAAAATTAAACAGTACCTTGCTCAACAACTCGTAAGAAATAACCTGGGAAAAAACCAAAAAGTAGAGATAAATATTCCTGGTAACTCTACATTACATGCAGGTGATAAAATCATCCTGCAGGTGTATAAATCAGTAAGTAACGCAGATTCTAGGAAAAAGGACAGGGTTGACAAAAAGATGAGTGGGTACTATCTTATATCTAAGGTGGTACACAAATTTGATTCTGGCATGGCAACCACCACATGTTTACTAATTAGAGACCAAAACAACGAAATCTAAAATGGAAAATATTGAACAGCATATCGCAAAAGATAAGGAGATTCTTCACAATCCAACTGTATCTCCACAAATGCGTCGTCACATTGAGGACGAACTGCATGATTTAGAAGACTGGGTAGTAAATCACAAAGAAGAAATTGCTGCTGGCGATCATCACGATCCCACACCATTGGAACTCTTTTGTGATCAAAACCCATCAGAACCAGAGTGTTTAGTATACGACGATTGATACATGCTTGATTCAACGCTATCAACCCCACATTTCATTGGTAGAGATAAATTTGTATGGTGGATTGGACAGGTAGAGAAGTCTGTAGATACTGCTAAGAATTCTAATCGAGTCAAGGTTAGAATTATTGGTTATCATTCAGACAGAACTGCTGTTCCTGCTGAGGAATTGCCATGGGCACATATTCTCATGCCACCTACAAATGCTCAAAGTGGTGGAACAGGGAAGAAAGCAATGCTCACTCCTGGACAGTGGGTAGTTGGTTTCTTCCTGGATGGCGATGAAGCACAGGTTCCTTGTATCTGGGGTTGTCTTGGCGGAACCATTGGAACAGATACTGATCCAACAGTTCCTCAATCTGCATTTCAGAGCCCACAAAATTTGTGGAGCAAACCAGAAATGGTCAAACCCACAAATGTGGCAAAGAAAGCATCTAATCCATCATCTGATGCAACTAATCAGATGCCACATATGGCAGGTACAAATAAACCTGAAGGAGATGAAGATGAGTTTGAAAAGGTAGACGCTGGTGAAAGTAAACCCAAATTATTGACTGAAGATAGTCTTGCATCCACTGGTCAAGTCTCAAAGGAACAAGAACAAACTTATGAAGTAGCAGTCGCAGATGGTGTCTGTGGTGCTAATTCTGTCATGGACCAGATGAGTTCTAAATTGACAGAATTTATTGAAGATATCTCCAGTGCTGTAAAAGTAGGGGAACTTTGGATCAATACCCAAACTGGTGCAGTCATGGACATGACTAAAAAGATTCAGAGTTATTCTGCACTCATTGGAAATATGTTGCAGGCACCAATGGCTTCTATCATGAGATTTGCCGAAGCAGAAGCAAAAAAACTATTTCCTGCGCTCTTTGCAGCAGCAGCGGCACCAGATCCATTTGGACTCTCGGGTGTAAAAGAAACCGTAGATAAAGTTTTGTCGGCAATCAAATGTGCTTTCAACAGTGACATCTTGGGTGGTCTTGGTGACCTAGTGAGTGGTATCCTTGGAGACATTGTGGGTGGTATTGGTGATTTAGTAAGTGGACTATTCACAAGTGTAACTAATGCTGCTAATTGTATTCTCCAGTCTGCACTTGAAAAGACCATGGGATCTATTATGTCTGGTCTCAATAGTGTCATGAATGGAATAAGTAGTGCTCTCGCATCTATTGGTGGCACTATCGAACAGATTACTGGTGCTGTCAGTTCTGTTATGGGATTTGCACAACAGATTCTGGGTATTCTTGATTGTGTCAACCCTGATAGCAAAAAGTGTGCTAGAACTAAAGTTTACTCTACCAAGGAGGGATCGAAGAGACCAAAAGCATTCTTCGATATGAATAATCCTGACCTTGATAAGGCACTTGCTGATCTGGCAGGTGCTCCCCTAAATGTCTGTGAAGATGCAAAGAAATCAACATCCAACAGTCAAGAAATTTTTGCATCTGCTATAGGTGATACTGTATCTCAAACAATCACTGGATTTGGTGGTGGTGTAGGAACTGTCCTTACTGCTTTGGGCGGAGAAAATTTAGGGGGAACAGGTCCTGGTCAAAGACCAGTTCAAACAAGTGGTGTAGAAGAGGTTGGAGAACTCTTTGAGGGATATATTCCCATTGACGCAATTCAAGCGTTCCAAGATGGTGGGGTTGACATCAGTGCTGCTCTAGCAGCATCAGGTGTTCAAGATGAGACAAGAGCTCTTGCATTTACCACAAGTGTTCAATCAGCAATCCAATCTGGTTTTGGTGATACATCAACAGCATATCAGGCAGCACAAGCATTAGGAGAGACAGGTGTTCTTTCCCAATTTACTGAAAGTAATGGTGTTGGTCCAGCATACGGTATTTTTGGTAAACTTGTCGCATTCAATCCTGACACTGGAGCGTATATAGTTGAAGGACTAGATGCTCCACTTATCCCAGGCACTTGGATACGGTCAGCATCAGGTCATTGCATTCAAGTTGCAGGATCTAGCATTTATAAACCAAAAGCACCTGGAAAAGGTAGAGGTGCCAGAGTTATTCTTCCTATTGATGGGAATGGATGTCCTAAAACTGATGCTATTGTTCTTGATGGTGGATCAGGATATGGTAATGGTAAGAACGGAAATCATGCCCCAGATGCATTTGTAGTCACAGAGATGTATGACCATGAAACGGGTCAACCTATTGAGGGATATTATCTCAAGGGAACTGTATTTGTTGATGATAATGGATCTATCACAGCAGTTACATTCAACAATGAATACAATTATTGCTTCAAAGACACTCCTCAGGTCTCTATCAATGGAGATGGTGGAGATCTTGGAGATCCAACAGAGAATGATGCTGTCAAAGATCCAAACACACTTACTAACCAGACAGAAACTACACTTGTTCTCAACACTGCCAATACCGCTATCAATGGTATCCTCCAAGATTTCCACATCACAAATGTAGGGTTTGGATATAAAAACCCAGTCGTTAGTATTACAGGTGGTGGTGGATCTGGTGCTACAGCAGAGGTGGTTGACTACTATGGTAGAATAGTAGATATCAAGATTACTAACTCTGGATCTGGATATACATCAGTACCCAATGTTTTGATCAAGGATGTACCAGTCCTTGGAGAAGATCCAAATACTTTCCGTGGTGCTGGTGCTAGAGTATATCCAATTATAAGATACTTGTCCTCTTCCAATCCAAATCTTGTCAAGAAACTTTCTGGTGAGGAAGTTGTTGAAGTCGTCGATTGCCCCTAAAAAACTATGTCAACTACAATTAGAGATGAAAAGGGGAAATTTTCCCACATCCTTGGAGAATCATTTCATGATGGTTCTCAGTTTGTTATCAATACAACACCAGAAGAGGAGACAATCTCCTTCCGACATAAAAGTGGTAGCAGCATTACATTTACTGCTGATGGTGATATTTCAATCGTTGCAAAGAGAAACTTTCATCTGTTAGCAGGTGCAAAGCAAGAAGGAACACAACACTCTATTCGATTTGGTGGTGGTCCTCTTCACTTTGAGCAAGAGAAAAAGTTTGACATGATTGTTGAAGATGTCATGGATTTACAGGTGACAAAAGCTTTTAGATCTGAAATGTTGACCGCAACAATGACCGTCGAAGAATCATGGGTCAATAAGTGTGAAGCATGGACTCTAGATGTAACCAACAGAGTATATACTAAGTGTAATTCTTTTGATACTGAAACTGACTCACACTCTGATAAAGTTGCTGGAATTTATCTAATCGAGAGTGCAACTGGTGTGGGTATCAAGAACACCAATCCAAAGGGTGGTATTCACATCGAGACTCTAGGATTTATGACAGTTCTGTCAACACAAGCATACAATACTACAGTCCTTTTAGGGGACATGAACACAAATGTTTCTGTAGGAATGTACTCAGTCCAAGTCGCAGCAAACCAGATCGACATGGACGCACTGAAAATTTATCTGAACTAGGGGTTGACAGCGCCACAGACCTGTACTATAATACGAAGACGCCAGAGGGACACCATGGAAAACGATTGCCTCAACAAAGTTGTTGTCGATGTTCAAGCAAGAAAGTTTTATCTGTACTCTGACAATGGAGACGAAAAGATTCTAGATTGTGAGTCTCCTCAACAATTCATGGATGTTCTTGAGGTGTGCAGAAAACTCTTGGATGAGAGGATTCTCAAGTACGCGAGTGTAGTTTAGGGGTAAAACCCCTGTCTTCCAACTACTATAGAGTATAAATATGCATATAGGATCAGTATGTCTATAAGCATGTCACTCACCCGTTTATCAAACCTCATTAGTTCAACTGAAGGCAGATTTTTATACGTTGACCCTAATGAGTTCAACGCTTCCGACCTGATTAGTAACAGAGGTAACTCACCAACTAGACCTTTCAAGACGATCCAGAGAGCATTGCTGGAAGTTGCTAGGTTTTCATATGTTGCTGGACCTGACCGTGGTAATGATAAGTATGATCAATATAGTATCCTACTATCGCCTGGAGACCACTGGTTAGATAATAGGCCAGGATATTTTGTTGACTGGGACGTTACTGCAAACTACTGGAATACTGATCAGAACATTGGTAACACCCAAGTCCCAATTATTCCACAACTGACAGATCAGTCAAACTTTGACATCTTTGACGACAATAATGATCTGTTCAAGTTCAACTCTACGGATGGTGGTGTAATCATCCCTAGAGGTACATCCATTGTTGGTAGTGACCTGCGTAAAACTAGGATTAGACCTAGGTATGTTCCTGACCCAATGTATGCAGAGTATCTTGACTCTAACAACACAGGATACGCTACCTCTGACTACAAAGTTCCTGGTTCATATATTGAAGAAGCATATAGTCAGACTCTTGGAAGAGCAGCGTTCTTCAGAGTTACTGGTGCATGTTATTTCTGGCAGTTCTCTATCTTTGATGCTGTCCCAACTAATACTGGTGGTATCTACAGATATGCATCAAATGATGCGAATGACATCATCAAGTTTACCAAATATACACCAAACTATGAGTGGAACCTGACACAGCAACCACTCACAACTAATGCCACAACTGGTCTTGGTTCACACCACAAAGTTACTGGTTTTGAGTATGCTAATGGTATGTCAGTTTCTGACCTGACAACCACAACTGTAACTGCTGACACTGACACTGAGATCTTCCTGAATAAGATCAATAGTGGTTCACAAGCAAGACTCTATATGGGTGACTTGCTGTTGATCGATAATGGTGTAGATGCGAACAAAGAGATTGTCAAGGTCAAGAAAGTCTACAAAAATCTGAGTAAGATTGAGGTTTATAGAAATCAACTAGGAACAACTGCACCTGCAACACATCCAGCAAACGTCTCAATTATCAAACTGAATGACCTTGGATTGTATTATGCAAAGATTGCTAGAGGTTTCTCTGCACAATCAATCGATGACGCTATTACTGATTCGCAAGGTGAGATTGAAGCAAGACAACAAGAGAATAGAATTGTTGGTCCTCTGAACGTTGACAACAAGATTGCTAGTATTTCTATCACTCAGATTGTCAATAACAAGTACAAGATTTCAATTACCACAAGAGGTTCACACGGTCTGTTCAAGAATCAGATTGTATCTCTCAAAGATTTGGATGTAACTGAGACCACACAAGGAACTGGTTTCTCAGGACAAATCAACGGCACAGTATTTGTTGGTACTGTTCTCAACGCTAATACTATTGAAGTACAAAAGGATCTGTCTGGATCTACTATTGCTCAGACATATACCTTCAACCAAAATGCAGCAGCAACACTGGTTGCTGACATTGACACTGTTGACTCTGCATCACCATATATCTTCAACTGTTCAATTCGTTCAGTTTTTGGTATCTGTGGTATGTTGACTGATGGATCTAAGGCAACTGGATTCAAGTCAATGGTTGTTGCACAGTACACGGGTGTGTCACTGCAAAAGGATGATCGTGCGTTCATTCGTTACGTTTATCAGAATCAGAATAGAACGGATGATAACAACAATCCACTGCTAGATCCTGCGTTCCTGAAAGAGGGTGACGTTGGTTATCTGTTACCATCTGACCAAAATACGGCAACAATGTCAACACTACACAGTGTTGGCGATGCTTACTATCAGGACAACTGGAGAACATTCCACGTTCGTATTATCAATGAAAGTTTGATTCAGGCAGTTTCTGTCTTTGCTGTTGGATTCTGTGATCACTTTGTCATTGAAGATGGTGGTGACATTTCTATCACTAACTCTAACTCTAACTTTGGTAATACAGCTCTGAGAGCGATTGGTTTCCGTGAGAAGTCATTCCCACAGGATAAGTATGGTAAGATTACACACATCGTACCACCACAAGCAATTGATCCTGATGACCTTGAACAGTTCTCTTGGTATCCATTTGATGTTGCAAAAACTCAGGAAGCAAACACCACTACAGTTAGAACTAAGTTATACTTGTTCAATGCTGTAACTCCAGCATCAACGCCACAATATATCTTTGACAATAAGTATGTTCTGGGTGGCAAACCTAGCGAGAAAGTGTTTGCTGACATGACGATTGGTGCTCTTGTTAGTAAGAAAGAAGCAAGTCTTGCAACTAACACTGAGAGCTCTGGATTATTTGAGGCAGTACAAGAGAAAGCATTTACCATCAACCCTAATAATGATGTATGTACTCTTGCAAATAACGATACTCACCAGTGGAGAACTGGTACTCCAGTAAGACTTGAATCTGAGACTGGTTATATGCCAGATGGTCTGGAACCAGACACTATTTACTACATCATTACTGAGAATGGTGGTAGATGGATTTCAAACAACTGGAATGGTGATACTGGTGTAATTTCAAATAGAAGTGCTCAGTTCAAACTAGCTAAAACACTTGAAGAAGCAAAAGCAGGTACTGCACTTGATCTGAGAACTGATAACCCACCAAAGACAGTCAATCCTGCAACTGGAGCAATTCTCACCAATGGTGAGATGAAGATCTTCCAGAAGACATTTGACGTAAAACCAATTCCTGCAAATTTTGAATTTATCACCAGTGGTGCTACTGATGAGTTTATTACTGTCAATGATGCTGAGGCAGCAGGTGGTAACTATACTGAGATTCCTCATGGTCTTGACAGAGGTCAACCTATCTTCTTTGCTAAGAGTAAAGCAACTGATGTATTCCCAAATCTTTCAACTGGTGACCTGGATGTAACTCAATTCTATTATGCTTATCCTACTAGCAGAACTAGATTCAAGATTGTTGCTACTCAGGATGATGCTGACAATGATAGAAACCTTCTTACTCTTGGTGCTGTTAGTGCTTCTGGTGCCGTAAAAGTTTATTCTAACGCTGGTCAGTGGAGTGTATCCCCATGGATCACAAGAAATCCACTTCAGTACGATCCTACTCGTAGGAATAATGCTTCTATCAATTCAGAGACTGGTACATATGGTAACTGGATTGTTACTACAAGGTCTACAAGTAATGAAATTATTGCTACTCTGAAAGAAGAAGCAGACTATTCTGGTAATGAGGCACCTAAAACAACGTCACCTTCATATATTGAGAGACTGAAAGACGTTAGACAGAATTATGATAGAACTTATAGGTTCCGTTATGTTCTGCCTAAGGAGAATCGTGATGCAAGACCACCATTCCTTGGTTATGTTCTCAAGTTGAGAACTAATTCTGATGGTTATGTAATGGAAACGTGGGATGGTGGAGATCCTGCCAACTACACTCAATATGAAAGAACCTACTACATTTATGACATCGATGAGATTCAAGATTATATTCCACAGGTACAGGATGGTGTCTATTATTTGACACTTCTTCTTGCAGACATTACGATTGACCATGATAGAATGGTTCGTGGTAATGGTGGAACTATTGCACAGAATTGGTTCAAGAAGTTCAAGTTTAGTCAGAACACTGCTGAACTTTATCCTGCAATTGAGGGAGATAATCCTAATGATAACCCTGCTGCTGCTAAATCAGTTGCAGACCACAGAACACATGGTTTTGTTTACTCTAACTCACGTCTGAAGTCTATCACTAGAGAGGCAGCAGAAGCGTTCCTGGATGATAACAACTATGGACAAACTCAAATCACCAACCTTTGTGTTTCAAATGAAGGTGATGCAAGGAGAGGAAGAGAGGATCAATCTAGACTCAAACCTGTTGGTTATCTGAGGGGTGGTTCAACAAATAGAACTGAAGATGTTGGTATTGAACTTGAACTTCGTAGACCATCACTAGTTAGATCTGGCAACCATACATTTGAATATGTTGGTTATGGTCCTGGTAACTATTCTACTGCCTTCCCTGCCAAACAACAAAGAGAACTAACAGATCGTGAGGTTGTTGTATCTCAGGCAAAGAAAGAAAATGCTGGTGTTGTATTCTATTCTGGTCTGAACTCACAAGGTGACTTGTTTGTTGGTAACCAAAAGATCAACGCTGTTACTGGTGCAATCGAGATTATTGACGAATCAATTCTTGAGATTTCTGCACTCCCACCAGAAGAACAAGAGGAAGAATCATCCACAGGTGATAGAAGTCCAAACTTCTTCGATGTAACTGTTCGTGGTAATCTGACAGTTGAGAACTCTAGCGAGGATACAAATGCTAGATTGAAGGGATCAAATAGAGGTCCAACTAGATTCTTTGGTGGTGTTCAATACTCAACACCAAGAGAGGCAGATGGATCATCACAGAAAGTAACTTTCTATGGTGCTCCTAATGGATTCCAACCTACTAGTGCTGGTGATTACAGAGGTATTCATGACCTGTTGTCTACAAACAGCGTAAACTTTAGAGCAATTGAGATTGAGCAGAGTGCAGGTAATGTACAAAAAGTCAAGACAATCGCTTCTAGCGGTGACTTCAGAAAGTCTGTAGTTCTTTGGGGAAGTACAACTAGACCTGGATCATATACGTCTGGTTCTGGTGAAACTATTGACAACTTGGTCTCTACTACCTTGACAGAGGTTCAAGCAACTTGGTCTCTTGGTAGATCATATGGTGACATTGCACACAAACCACAAGCATCATTCTCCCAATCAACTAACAAGCATAACACTTCATGGGTGTTCTTGCCTGATACTGAAGGAACCAATACTGGTCACTGGTATCAACATGGTCTGACACAAACTGGTGGTTTATATCCATATGAGGATCAAAATGGTGGCACTAGTGGACGCTTGGGCATCAATGCTTACTATAGAACTACAACTAAGGCAGCAAATCTGTACATCAAGGGTGGTTCTCAAAGACTGACTGATGCCTTGGTTGGTATTGATAGAGTCTCAAATACAAATACTGGAGTATTGTGGATTGAAAATGATGGTGGTGGAACTTCTGATACTGCAACTATTGCCTTCTTCCAAGATGGACCAACTACACGAATTTCTGAACTTGGTGGTCTTGCACCTGGATCAAGTAATCCGTCTATCTATTCGTTTGATGTTGCATCAGGACATACCTCTAGATTCGGTGATGATGTAGTCTTCAGCACTGATGTTTATATCGAGGATGATTGTTTCTTCCGTGGAACAACCAGTGGCATCTCGATTCCTAACACTCACGGTGCATCAATTTCAAGAACAAGTGACAACGATTCTTACTTCTTTAGAATCAAGAATCCTGGTTCTGCGAATAATGTTTACAAGAACTTTAGTTCTAGCAATGGATTTACTTCTAGTGCAGCAACACTATTCTCACCAGAGATTCGTGATGATATTATGAACAATGCTCTACCACCTGGAGCAATCATCATGTGGAATGGCACCTCAAATAACATTCCAAATGGTTATGTTCTATGTAATGGTAGCCAATACACTGACAGAAATGGTGCTTCCATAACATCACCAAACCTAACAGATAAGTTTATCAAAGGTGATACAACTGCTAATACTACTGGTGGTCAACATCAACAAACTAGAACCTTTGAGGTTTCTGGTCATGAAAACTCAAGAGCAGAAATACCACCTCACTCACACGGTATGAACTATAGATACCTTAGAAGTAAGCACTTCTACACGCTATCTACAGGAACTGCTTCTGTTGGTGGAGAAGGCACTAATGTATTATCTAGCATCACGATTGGTCAGGGTACCCCTGCCGATTCACAATTTAGTGGTGGAGTAGAATACTTTGATAGTGGTAGTGGAAATTATGATTCCCTGACTCCTGGTCCAGCGACGCACGTAGATGGTAGTGGTGCTCAAGTTAATAGAACTGGTCCTGGTTCTGGTGGTAATCATGCTGGTTTCCCTGGTATTCAGGATCCCAGAAGAACAGATACTAGTGTCTATGGTAACAGTCTTGGTACGCAAGCAGTTGTAGACACTGGCGGAAGATCATTCCCTCACCATCATCCACTTAGAATTTCTGGTACTGGTCAAAGTGCTTCTGGTAGTGTTAATACGGAAGATTTTAGTAGTGGAGATTCCACATCAGCAAGTCTGACATGGGACAACCAACCAGAATGGGTCGGTCTTGTGTTTATCATGAAATTGTGATAAAATATAGTACAATTACAGAGAATCCAGATGACTAATTCAATTAGATATGAAATTCTAGACCGATGGCATGTTGCGCTATTCATTGAGGATGGCGTACTAAAATCTTCTCCCGTTGGTCTTAATGGTGTCCTTACAGAGGATCGTTACAAAGAAGTGATCGACTTAGATAAAATTAGAAATGATCCGTATTACGACAGTGATGAGGGAGAGGGTATGGAAGATTTCCCCGATATTGCTCAGGCAGCATACGAAAGACTGCTAGAGGGGACAGTCGAATAACCTACACACACCCCTTGACAGATCCTGTCAGGGGGTTTATAGTATAAGAGTTCAAGACACAAGCACCATGAACGAATACACAGAACACGATCTTTCTAATGAAGGATTTGATTTCAGAGAACTTGATTCTGATACATATCTCTTCTATGAAGAAGAAGATCCTTATGCATGTGGTATCCACGAAACCCTTGACAAAGAGACTATTGCTGCGCTAAAATCTTTCAAGTGAAATTAGCGTTCGTTCTTTCTGGAGTCTGGTTCTTACACTGGTTATGTCTTGTTCCCTCTCGGTTTATGACTATTCTGGATACAAACGCCTCACCAGATCTGTTGTCGAATGGTTTGTCGATTACTACAAACTTGATCGGTACAAATTTGATGTAGACGTGATATGTAAGGGACTCTGGAGAGAAGGACTGAATGGTTCTTGCACAGTTCTGGATGCAACTTATCGCCCACGATACTTTGAGATTCAAATACATAATGGACTCGAAAGAGGGTCGTTTGTAGCTACACTGATGCATGAGATGCTTCATGTCAAACAGTGGTTGACTTCTGATCGTAAGGATAGGAAAGGTGAGAACTATTGGCATGGTAAGCATATCGATGTTAGTACAGAATATATGGATGAACCGTGGGAAATTGAGGCATATGCATTAGAACATGGTTTGGCAAAATTATATCTCAAGACAGTTTGAGAACTGTCCACCCCCCTTGCGCTAGGGGGTTTTTTTGTGTATAATACATGTATTGAGACCAAACGCCCTTGACCTTCACCCTTCGCCCACACCAGCAGCGTTCTCTGGACGCCATGGCACGGCACAGCAAGGGTCAAGTCATCGTGCCTACTGGCGGTGGCAAGACCTTTATCATGATCCGTCACGCGCTGCGTCTGCTCGCTGACGGTCCTCAAACCATTGTTGTGGTTGCTCCTCGCATCCTGCTGGCAAACCAGTTGTGTGAGGAGTTCATGCAACAGATCTCCGCAACTTGGACCCATGTTTGTCATGTTCACAGCGGTGAGACTGATCACTTCAGCACCACCAAAAGTGACAAGATTGCACTGTTCAACAACACTGCCCGCGCAGCAGGTGAGTCCTGCATCATCTTTACCACATATCATTCTCTGAGTCGTGTTATTGATTCTGGCATTGACATTGACGTTGCTTATTTTGACGAAGCACATAACTCCTGTACGCGCAATTTCTTTGTTCCTGTTGCTGCTTGTTCTGAAATTTCTGCTCGGACCTATTTCTTTACTGCTACTCCTCGTTTTGCTAATAAGCATGATCGTGGTATGAACAACAGTTCAGTATATGGTCAAGTTATTGAGAACGTTCCTGCTCCTGAGTTGATTGCTAATGGCAGTATTATTCCTCCTAAAGTTGTAGCGTTTGAGACTGATGCTGTTCGCAATCGCATAACTGCGCCTCAAGTTGATGCTGACACTGTAGTATCAATTATAGATAGTCTGAAGGAAGATCATTCCGCAAAGATTCTTGTCGCAGCACCTACAACTAAGATTATGTGGAGGATGCTATCATCGTCTGACTTAATTTCACAACTCAAAGATCGTGACTATCACGTTCTTCACATCACATCTAAGCATGGTGCATACATTGACGATCAAAAAGTCAACCGTGAACATTTCTTCCAAACGCTCACTGAATGGGGTAAAGATCGCAGCAAGAAGTTTGTGGTCTTTCACTATTCGATTCTTTCGGAAGGTATCAACGTTCCTGGACTCACTCACACAATTTTGCTTCGCAACCTCAACATTGTCGAAATGGCGCAAACTATCGGACGGGTCATCCGTGTTGATACACAAGATGCCAAAGAAATTGCTTCTGGCGTTATTACTCCTGGCAAGTTTTCTATGTATCGTAAACCCTGTGGGTTCGTTAGCGTCCCTGTTCATTCTAATCACGGTAAACAGACCATAGGTCGTTTACAACGTGTTGTTGATGCTATCTTTGTTGATGGCATTCCCCCCCTCTCTATGATTTCCTAACATGAAAAACATCATTTCCGCTATTCTCGCCACACTAACAATCACTACCGCAGGTGTTGCAATTGCAGAACCTCTAAAAGATGATGAATATTATTCCAACCATTCAATGGGATGTATGCTCCTTGGTGAATGTACTCAAGGTGTGGAGAAAATTACCTCCTTGTTAGATGTTTCGTCTGAATATCCCAACCCAGAAAAGTTTACTGGAGTGGCAGGTGAGTTCAATAACATGATTCATTCACTCAATCAAATTGGTGTGAATGTATTCCTTGCTGATGAGAAGTATTTCCCTGTAGGTCATCGTGGTGTCTATCATACTGTGAGTAATAACTTCTTCTTGAACAAGGCATTTATGGGTCGTCCTAGTACACTCATGAGTGTTATGCGTCATGAAGGATGGCACGCTGCTCAGGATTGTATGGCAGGAAGTATTGATAACTCACTTATTGCTATTATTATGCCAGAGGATGAAGTTCCTATGATCTGGCAAGAGATGGTAAAGCGGACATATGTATTACAACCAGGTGCAATTCCGTGGGAGAAAGAAGCAATGTGGGCAGGTAAGACTGAAAACATGACTATGAATGCTCTTGCAGCATGTGCTGGTGGTAATATGTGGGAAGTATATGAACCAACTCCGCTCACACGTAAATACTTAGAGGAGAATGGTTATATCAAATGAAACTACTAATAGTATTGCCATTCTTACTACTGGCAACACCAGTAGAAACACATGCAATCACTTGGAAAGAGTTTTGGGAACCAATTAAACCTGATGAGGTTCATTATCATTATGAAAGACCAAGAAGGCGCGAACGTGTGATCATCGAACATCATTATCATGAACATCATCGTCACAGACATTTGCACTATCATCCACACACGGGTATAATGCATAGTCATGGACATAGAATCCATGAACATGGGCACAACGACAATCACTACCATCACTGAGAAATGAACCTAAACCTGCAAGAAGTTGATCATCTCATCAAAGCATTGGAAACAATGTCATCCTATAATGTAGCAAGGGCAAGAGAACAAATTGATCCTGGAGTTGTAGATCATCTTCGTTTGGCTCAAAAACTGCGTGATTATCGTGTCCGCCTGACATGAAACCACCAGTACCCAATCTGACACTTATTGTACTAAAATCTGCTTTTGAATCATGACTACTGCAACCACTGAACTTTATCCTTATATTGGACCTGACCTGACATATGAAAAACAACGTAAATGTCGTATGCAAGATGCTATCGATGATTACCTCACGGATGATAAAGTACCAGCACGACAAGCATATGAAGAGATGCTATCTTGTGTCCAAGATGTGATTGATTATCATCAAAAAGAGTATGTCAAAGCAAGGGAACTTTACGATCTGATGACAGGTAACCGTTAGAAGAGTTTGATAAGGAAGTGAGAATATACGATCTTACATATAAAAGGAGCGGAGAGTATGGGAATGTTCGACACAATCAGGTGTAGTTACAATTTAGGTCCTGGGTTCAACAATAGATCGCTACAAACTAAAGATATTGAGTGTATGATGCTTTCCCTGTGGGTAGACCCTGCGGGGAAATTGTGGGAGATAGACTACGCTGGCACTCAAGACTTCCTGTTGAATGATACCATGGACAAACCATGGAACTCATTTAGAGTGATTCCTAATGGAAACCATGGTAAAGTGCGTCCATATGTCTTGACACGGGATGTTATAGTATATCCTGAGAAGTGGTCCGCGCACTATGCACCATATCCTGAATGTAAGGTCACGTTTATACGCGGAATTATCGATAAGTTTGAATACATAAAGAAGAGCGATGCGGGAAGTGTGGAGATTGTGGGCGAAGTCATTAGGAACGAAGGTAGGGAAGAATGATAGAGAAGCAGATACTGTTGCTTGCATACGCACCTTTATTCTTATGTGTTACATGGTCACTAATGTTGCTATCGTGGCAAACGCCATGAGACATTGGAATAACGTTGACAAACCCTCTGAGAGTACGCTAGAATCGTCTGTAACGTGCCTGAAACCATGACAGACCCATCTAACAACGTTGTGACACAATTAGAGATTTCGACATCACAAATCAAGTTTTTGATGGATTTGATGATGGGGTGTCCCCTAGGGTTCACGAAGGATCATGCATATCAGAATAACGTGAACGACGCAGACCTCTACGACCAGTTGGAGAAGTGTCTACAAGACGCCCTACGGGAGGCATAATGCCCTATACTATAAAGGTAGTCAAGGGAGCACC